AAGATAAGTGTCATAATCCGCCGCTCACTTGAGCACGGGAGGATTTTTACGGCATCACTCGATACCGCGAAATTGTTCTGGTTCGGCGTCCTCGATCTCTCTGTCTTTCGCCTCGTCGCGGAGTTGATCTGCGAGGTCCAGCAGCCGCTCGTAGCGGTCAGTCTTGTCGCAAAAACTGTCGTCTTCTGGGTCGTAATAAGTTCTCATGGTAGGTTTTCTGGATTGACGCCATCCATCCAAAAGGTGTAGGGCGTGGTGCAGCGGGTGGTGGCAACGCAGATCAGGATTTCAAACGTCTCGCCGGGGTGTAGGGCGGCGAGGCGGTTGGATTCTTTGATAGCGGATTCAGCGGTGAAATGTTTGGTCTTCGGATGGCTCCCGCCGACTCGATAGATGTAATAGTATGGTTTCATGATTCAGTTCGTATTAATGTTTTTAGCTATCGCCTCGAAAGTAGCGTTTAGGCTTTCGGGCGTGGTTTTCGGTTTCCGCTTGGCTGCAAAGGCCCTATCAATGAGCGCAACCTTGTCTGTTGTGATTTCAGCAATTGTCGTAACGCCGTAATGTTTCAAAAATGCGGCCTCGTCAATCGCTAGTTCTTCCAAATCGCTTTTGATCGAGGACACTTGGACCGGCGTGATTTTAGGATAAGCGACCCGCTGCGTAGTCGTAGCCGATTGCCCGTCGTCGTCCTCCTGTGCGACTCCTGCGAATGCCGCCAGCGCATAGCGTCGGAGATACGTGGTGGCGGCTCCAACCCCCTGCCCGTCATGTTTGGCTGGAACGCATGAGATTTCACCGCTGACGTATCCTCCGCTTGAATGGCAAATGGTAGTGGTGACGCCAACCCGGACACCATCAAATGCCGGTGACTGAATAACGCTCAGACCGTTTGCCGCCATCACCGGTCGGACGGTATTTAAAACCTCCGCTAGGTCCGCATATCGGCTCTTGAAGTGAGGATTGACGCTCCCTTTTGTTGCGTTTTCCACCTCTCCCTGCATTTTTGCAAGGGCGGCGAACAATTCAGGCGTGCTGTGTTCTAGTTGCATATTTATTTGTTTTCGTTTTGTTTGTGCTGATGGTTTACGCTTCGTATTCGTTCACGACGATTTGTCCTTCTGAAACGCCGTATCCAAAAGCCCTCAAGGCAGGAACAACGAGATACTTAAGAGCTTCTTCCAGCGTGTGATCGTCTCCCTGAATCAAGATTTCAACCCTGGGGCTTTGCACTTCTATTTCGCGCCCGTGGTTTGCTGTTGGCTCGATGGTAATCTTCATGTTTTTGGTTTGTTTGGTGCTGAATGCGTGTTCGTTTTAGCCGGGTTCGATCCGGTTTCAAGCTAAAATTTCAATTTGTTTCTCTTTTTTTTCGGGTTCCTGTTCGGCTCCGTATTGGCAGCGGCTTGAAATATTTGTGAGCATCTTGGCGAATGAAACGTTCATTTCGGCTTGGTTCAAAATCCTTTGTCGCGCCCAGATCACCGTGCTGTGACAAGTCCGGTTGCAACGGTTCGCCGTGTCCTGATATGGGTGATAATCTGACCAGCAAGCCATGACGACATGACGAGCCATCGAAACGTGTTTCGTTCGTTTCGGGCCTAAGATGTCCTCGGGAGTAACTCCGAAAACATCCGCCGCTTCTCGGACTAGTAGATCGAAGTCCACGATCATTTGCTTGTATTGTTGGGGTTTCCAAGGCGCTTGATTGCCGTATCTGTCCGCCTGAATTGGCGCAGGATGCCAGCGGCAAATTTGCGGCTCACTTCACCGTATGCCCCGCCGATGAATAGCGTAACGTCCTTTTTTGTAACGTCGTGCTTTTTTCTCCATTCTGCGCGGGTGATGCAGACGGTTGAGTCTCCCTGCCCGTATTGGTTAACGCTATCTGATTTGTGTGTTCTCATTTCGTTTGGTTTCTATTGGTTTGTTTTTCTGTAGTGCTTGCAAAGGTCAAAGCCTGCAAGTGCGCAAACGTCCGCCCACGCGTAATGCGAAGGGGATTGTTCCATGTCCTCCCATGCGTCCCGGCAAGCCTCAGTGTGCAGCCATGCGAGCCGTTCCGCCATCACTGCCGGGTGAAGGTCTTCGTCGGTTTGCTTGTTGATCCAAACCCACCATCTGATCGAGGAAGTGAACCAGCATCCCTCGCGAGTGAACCTTTCAAGGGCCTGTTCTCGCGCCTCCAAGGGGTCGCCAAGGGCTTCGCCGGGTTCCTCCCTCCCGTCATTGCATAGCGGGCAGGAACTGTCAGGGGCAGGCCAATTACGGCTGCCACATCGCGTGCATGCAAATTTCATGCGTCCATCCTTTCGAGTGCTGCCATGATTCCCGCCATTTCAAGAAGTATCACCTCGGGCCTTTTCCTTTTTGCTTGCTTCACGGTGTATCCCGCTTTACGCAACTGAGCTAAGACTGCCGGAAAATGGACCGTCAAAACCTTTCCCGTTCCTTCCGTTTGCTTTGCCAGCTCCCTCCATGCGTCTTCCCCCGCCTTGCTTTGTGGAATAAATTCGGTGAAAAGCCCTTGCTTTAGGTAGGTGATATCCACTTTCATGCCTGCCCCTTTCCCGTTGCCTTTGCGATTGCGGCGCGTGCATCACCTGCGGAGCGATTGAAACTGTCCCGCATTGGCCCCGCCATTAATCCCGCTTTTCTTAGAAGAAACTCCGCATCTTCCAACGATGCCAGCAAATCAGGCGCGGCGGAAATAAGGCGAGCGTCAGAATATGCCGATTTATCCACCCTGTAGATTCTTGCCAAAGTGCCAGTGGGGTGATCGGAAAATGTCTGGACAACAATCTGGCTTCCCTCATCTGTGATGTGCCAAGGTCCCGGCGTGTGTGTGTGTTTCATCGTTTCGTTTTGTTTTGTTTTCCTCGTCAGTGACGGATTGACCGCCAGACGCCCCGAAAGGCGTTTCGGAATTTAGGACAGCGGGCAAGTCATGCCGTGATTTGATAGGATGCGCCGGATCACTGGCAGGGAGTCAATCCATGTCATTTCAAGCGTCCTATCGTAACCATTGTAATCTGTCAGCGTCCATCCATGTTTTGGGTCCCTGTAGAATTTCCATGTGAAGGATTTCCCCTTGTCTTCGCCGGAGCCTTCATAAATTGCCTTGAATGATGTTGTTTTCATGTTTTGAAGTATTGGCGAGGGGTCGAACCTCGCCGGGTTAGTGTTTAGAAGCTGGAAATGATGACACCGCCGTCGAATTCAATGAGCGTCCCGCTGTCTTGAATGAATGAACGGATCAAATCGTCGATTTCTTCGCTATCCTCGTCAATTGAACCGTCCATGCCAAGCGTCAAACAGAGTTTGTCCACTGCGTCCGCCTGATTCCTGAAATAGTCCGCCGCCCATGCCTCAAGATTTGCGTATTCTGAGAAATCGCAGCGAATGGCGCAAACGTCCATTTCCATTTCCTCGCCGGTTTCCTCTTCAAGCTGTTCAAGGTATTCCGCTAGAGCCCGCGCCCCGTTCCAGCTCCAAGCGGCATTTTCGTCGGAGTTGAGAGCGCGGGCGATATCTGATGTGTTAAGTGTCGTTTTCATCGTGGTAATTTGTCTTTTAATTTGATTTGATCGCCCTGCATCGCGGGTCACGCTTGTCTTGTTAAGAGATTGGCGATTAATTGCCGGTAGTCTAGAATAAAATTCTAATTGTTTCAAGCCGTGAGAATTGCAGAGACAAGCCAAGCGGCGGAAAGAACGGCGGCAATGCTCAGGACGATTCCCGGAGCTTTGCGCGGTCCGAAGATTGCCAGCATGGCGACGAATGCCACAGCGGCGATGATGAAAAGGGAGGAAATCACTTTGCCCCCCCTTCCATTGCAATCAGCTTCTCTGTGACCAGCTTGTCTACTTTTCTCATTTCCTGCCATTCGGCCATGTCGGCAGGATCTCCAAGCGTGGCCGTCGTAAACGACCAGATCACCTTGTGTTCGCTTGGCGAAATCCTCCCTGCGTTAACTAGCTCGGCGAGTGAAAGACCAGTCCAATTCTTGTGATTCAAGATTGATTCAACTTTTTCGTTTTCTGTTTTCATCGTTTTGTGTGTGTGTGTGTGTGTGTGGTCAGAAATTTCCGCTATACTGGCATTCGTCAAATTTGGCAGCGTCAAAGTCTCTGCTTTCCTGCTTCCCGCAATTCTCAGCTTCACAGGATACGGACTTGGAGGATGGATTATAAAAGACTTGCTCTCCACGTTTCACTTTGCCCTTACAGCAAGCACAGGCTGAGTCGAATTTTGCGGAAATCCATTTTGGATCATTGGAATAATAATTGGTTCTCATCGTAGGTGTGTGTGTGTGTGTGTGTGTTGAAGCGGGGATCGGACCCGCTTGTGGGTTAGCTTTTCAAATTTCCCTTTCCGGAGCGGGGACGAATCGCCCCAAAACAGTGTCATAAAACAATGGCCGCCGGTTTTGTTCCAGAGCCTCGGCATAGGCCAAATCGTGGAGGCTGTCTGCTGTGGCAACAACACATTCCATATCGTCAAGCAATTCGTATCTCTGTTTTGTTTTCATCGTTGTGTGTGTGTGTGTGTGTGTGTGTGTGTGAGTTAAGCGGGGATTTTGATATCAACCGATCGCATCTTGCTAGCAGTGTGTAGGGTCCACAAAGCGGAGGAACCGCCGTTTGCAGGGATGAATGACCCACTCACCCACTTACTACGGCAATGCGCGTTAACAGTCTGACGCGCGGACTTACGGGAATCAGCGCTCGAAAGTAATGATTCCGCAGTAAACCCACGGCTCGAAAGAAACAACAGGATCTCAGGTGAGGATAAATGCTTTTGCATAAAGGGTGAGGGCAAGGAGACTAGGAGCGGCGCGGCGGCCAACTAAGAGGAACATAAAGCCCGAAAATCACATTGTCGATAAATAGTTTCCAAAAAGTGGAAATAGTTTCAAACCATGCCACAAACCTAGTAAAGACAAGGGATTTCCGGCCACAGTAAAAGCCGGACCAAGAGCAAAACAACCGGAACGCAGGCAAATAACCTAGTACAAAAGACGCCGCCTAGGACTCCAAGAGGATAGCACAGCGTCTAGCGTGATTCCCTATTGGTCGCTTGTCGGGATTTAGCAGGGACTGGGGAAGAGCAAGCAAGACAAGCAAATGGAACGGCTCCGGGACGGCTCCGGGAAATGCCACGAACCAAACACGGCGGGGAAATCCATTCCCACAAGCTGCAGGATATCTTCAAGGCGCACACTAGCAGGTTCAGAATCGACTCCGTCTCTTCCTCCGGAGGAATTTTAATCAGGTTTTTGAAAACGTGTCAAGCTTTTCGTATCTGTGAACATTCCACTGACATGGCGCTAGGATCAATTCTGCCGCGTCGAACGTGATTCTGGGACTATGGCAAGGGCGAGAGATTCAAAGCTCTTTTAGCCTAACGTCTCCCTAACATAGGACTTGGCACGGCGATTCACAATCGCAACAAATAAGCAGGTGCAAGCTACGTGCGACAAGCTAGGCAAGCGGGTGATTCAAACGAGCGTTTAACATGGCGATACCTTGCCGGATTGCTAAGGATTCAACTCGTGACGTTATTTCACACGTTGCTTTAAACGGGCGTTTCATTTGAACGATGGATTGAAACGGGTGTTTGAATTGCAAGTCACGTGCTAATGCAAGCTGGATGCAGTAGGGGGGGCGGGGGCTGGAATTTCTGGCGCGGTGAAAAATCCTGAGCGATAAGCCTGCCAGACAATTTTTTGCCAAAGGGGCTTGACGGATTGGTTCTTTGCGGCTAGTTGGGAGCATGACTGAGAGCGCAAGTAGTGTATCGTTGATGTTGGGAGACTGCTTAGAGCGGTTGCGGGAGTTGCCTGACAATAGTGTGGATAGTGTGGTTACTGATCCTCCGTATGGGTTGAGTTTTATGGGGAAGAAGTGGGATTATGATGTTCCGAGTGTGGATGTGTGGAGGGAGTGTTTGCGGGTGTTGAAGCCGGGAGGGCATTTACTGGCGTTTGCGGGGACAAAGACGCAGCATCGGATGGCGGTGAGGATTGAGGATGCTGGATTTGAGATACGGGACATGATTGCGTGGGTGTATTCCACAGGTTTCCCAAAATCCCATAATTTTGGTTGCAAGTGTAGCAGGGATGCGCTACCATACAGCCATGAAGAAAATTTACCCAGAGAACCGAAAGCCGAACGTGACCTGCATCCTTTGCGGGACGCCGATGTATCGTCGTCCATGGATTCTAGCCAAGGGCGAGGGGAAGTATTGCAGCAGAGCGTGCCGGAATCGGGCACATCCAATACCAGACGGAAGGAATTTGCCGCCGCCGAAATACGGGAAGGAGAATCCAGCATGGAAGGGCGGGGTGACATATTGGAGGAAACACGGCAATTACAAACCGATCAAATACGTCCGGTGTCCAGCGGATTTCCTACCGATGGCGAGGAAGGACGGATACATCATGGAGCATCGCTTGATAATGGCGAAGATGATTGGAAGGTGCCTGACACGGATAGAAGTGGTGCATCATGTAAATCACAATCCGCAGGACAACAGACCGGAGAATCTGGAGCTTTTTCCAAACAACGGAGCGCACAAGAAAGAGGAATGGCGTCGGATAAAACTTGTCCAAAATGTGGAAAGCTATCCGACTGGCAAGGCTGGGGAACCGCGCTAAAACCTGCGCTGGAGCCGATCACCGTAGCCCGCAAGCCTCTCGGTGAAAAGACGGTAGCGGCGAACGTGCTGGCGCATGGGACGGGGGCGATCAATGTGGATGGGTGCCGGGTGTATGGCGGCGTTCGTCCGCTGATCGTGCGCGCCGACCAATACCGCCCCGAAAACTTTGACATTCCGAGTGGAAGCCGGAGTGCGGGGCAAACCACCCAAGGCCGCTGGCCCGCCAATTTCATGCATGATGGCTCCCCGGAGGTCTTGGCGGGGTTTCCGCTCACCACCAGCGGAACGGGTGCTATTCGCAAGTCAGCGTTAGGAATGTTTGGGTTAGGTGGCGATGGCAAAGCAAATACCGAATACGGGGACACGGGCAGCGCCGCCCGCTTCTTCTACTGCGCCAAGGCAAGCAAGCGTGATCGGGATGAGGGGTGTGACGGACTCCCCGACAAAGAATGGGCCACAGATGGCGCGTGCATACCAGAACGCGACAACCGACCGTTCAACCCGTCGAAAAACAACCACCCCACAGTCAAACCAACCGACCTCATGCGCTACCTATGCAGGCTTGTTACACCTCCTGAGGGTATCGTGCTTGACCCGTTCATGGGAAGCGGTAGCACCGGCAAAGCGGCGGTGCTGGAGGGCTTTCAATTTATCGGCGTAGAGCGCGATGAGGAATACATGAAGATTGCTGAGAGTCGTATAGCTGCGGCTACCAACGAACGTGCTTGACAAGGATGAGTGATATGATACTTTGCGCGTGAACCGATGCGTGTCGCGTTGGTGATACTTTAATATATTATGGCTAGTCCTGTATCTTACGACCTCCAAGGAATGGGTGGAGGCATTGTGCTTTCCACTGCGGCAACTACTTACACTGGCAAGATCCGCTGGATTCAGGTGGTCAATGACGCTGTGTTGGCTACTGTGGCTAGTTCGTCCGGGAGCATTACTGGTGCATCAAGGTTGCAGACTATTACCCTTCCTGCGGGCTTGGGTATTGGCGGGGACTTCAGTTCCGTGGTTCTCACATCCGGTGTGGTGGTTGTCTACTACGCGTAATGTCCCAGTTTGCCCAGAGTGGTAGCGCGATGGATGCTGCGATTGGCGAAGACGCTGATCGTGGGTTTGTGAGCGTGAACCAAAGGCTTCAGCTTAACCAACTCCAAGAGGGTGAGGTGAGGGAGTCTTTGAATGGGCGCATGGAAGGGTATTGGAAGCCACGAAAGAACGTGGTGAGTAGGACAGGTGCATTGACTACGGGAGGTTCTCCCTTGCAGCTGCCCTTCCTGCTGATTGATACGCCAAAGACAATTAGCAACGTGACAATTCCCGTTACGGGGACGGTGCGCCTTACCGTTACGGCCCACGGCTTTGTGGCTGCGAGTTCTGGACTAGCTACGATTGCTGGCCTTGACGCATCGTTTAACGGTAGCTTTGTGCTTACCTACTTTGATGCGAACACGCTAGACTACACGATTGCCGGGGTGACGACACCTCCTGTTGACGTTACTGGGACTGTATCCCAGATGGCTATCAATGATGACGCGAGTGCCAATGTCCGTGCTTCCTGCTTGTTCAGCGATCCAAACGACAGCAACAAGGAGTATGTGATTATTGCTCTTGATACTGTTGCCAAGAAGATCGACTTGAATGGTTACTCGATTACAGACATTCCGTATCCTGCTGGAGACGCTATTGGTGCTGACACTGACATGATCCAAGTGTTCGACAAGGTAATAATCTTCCGTGACGGGCAACAAGCATTAGAGTGGTTTCCTAATGGCCGGCCAATTCTTTCAGCGAGTTCAAATGCCACGGCTAGCCCAAATACTGTTGTCACGGTAAACCTCAGAGAACACGGGCTAATAGTAGGGACCTTAATCACGATTACTGGACTTACTGGCGGGACACCCCCAGATGGAGACTACGCTGTTGCCACTGTAGTTGACCAAGACACGTTTACCTTTCTGGCGGCAGGCATATCCACTAGCACGACGTTTGTTGCTACTGTTGCTACGGCTACTGATGGATTCACGCTATCTCCGGGTGGTGCTTACACCCAGCCACAGACATTTAACATTACGGAAAGATACGTGGATGTGGTCAGCGGACTGGTAACTGCGACAGTAACTGGCAATGTTACGGTTAAGGCCGGAGATGTTATTGTTGTCCGTCAAGCAACAACTCTTGATTTTGCCGAAATGGTTGGCAAAGAATATCAAGTTGTAGAGGCAACAACTACCACAATCAAGTGGTATGCGCCAGTCGGAAATTACAATACAAACACTACGGCTGATACATTTGAGTTCGGTGGCAGATTCAGCGCAGGTGGTGGCTTTATGCACCAGCCCGGTGCGCCTTGGGGTGTCCATTTCCAACGCAGGTTGTGGGTTCCGTTCTATTACAGTCAGTCGGGTGCTTACAATGCGGTCACATACACTAGTCGCAAGATTACTGACGAGATTTCCGTGTCTGATATTCTTGATACGACTACATTCGACCAGATTGAGAACCAATTCCGTGTAAGTGGCGGAACAGCCGACTATGTGGTGGCAATGCACGGCTTCTATGACGACGGATTGGTTGTCTTGAATAGGAATAGCCTTCATTTGGTCAAGGGGACGCTGGGAGGGCTTCTAGACGTCACTGTTAAGGAGCTTACGTCCGAGATTGGATGCCTTGCCCGTCGATCCGTTGTCATGCGAGGCAACGCAATGCTCTTTTTGTCCGATGACGGCGTGTATGGGATTGAGTTCCTTAACGATTACAACCTGCGAGGCACTGAAGAACCACTTTCTAAGAACATTCAGCCGTATATCGACCGGATCAACGCTGATTATGCTGACAAGGCAGTAGGAATCCTGTTTGAAAACAGGTATTACCTTGCTGTTCCGCTCGATTCCGTTCCGGGTGCAGGCGATTCCTACGGGAACAACGCGATCCTTGTGTATAACTTCCTGAATAAAGGGTGGGAATCACTAGACACCTTTGGAGACTCTCGATTCCTGATTAAAGACTTTGTGATTGGCAGCGCAAGCGAGAGAAACAACATCTACGTTGTGACTTCCAATGGAGGACTACATCAACTTGAGGCATCTGAAAGCTCCAATGACACCCTGAACGTAGATAACTCTGCTGCCGTTGTGTCTCCGGCAATTGACGCGTCACTTACAACGAGAGGATACGACCTCGGGACGATGGAACGCAAGCGGTTTACCGACGCACAGGTGAACATCCAGTCTCTCCCCGGCCAGAACTCAGAATATGACATTGCGTTTGCAGCGGAAGATCCAGATGATGCTCAATCCATAGGCACAACGACCACTCTTCTTGGTGGGTTACTTACTCCCACTACAGCTACTGAAGCTGAAACAGCAAGCATCAGGTGTAGGTTGGGTGGCATTAGAGGCTTCACCGGAACAATGATCTTGACAAGGACCATAGGATCACCCAAGGTCAACTCAGTAAAGGTAGCTGGTTCAGTCACCAATAGACAAATAATTTCACAAAGATAAAATATGCCCGGCGCAATTGATACAAGTTACACCTTCACGGCTACTGACGTAATCACTAGCACGAAGATGAACAACATCCTCGATCAAAGCACAATGACGGATACTGCCATTACTGGCAATACTCTTGCTATTACTGCCGGAAAATTGTTCGTTAAGGCTGGTGGAATCACCTCCAACGAGATTGGCGCAAACGCAGTGACTGCAACCGCGATTCTAGATGGTATAATTACAAACGCTAAGATCACTGCTGCTGCTGCTATTGATTTATCAAAACTTGGAGCTGGAGCATTGCCGACTTCAATTACAATAGCTCCCGCGAATTTCTCAGGTGGACTTGTCCCAACCGAAGCCATTGAGGACGCAGCTATCACAGCTCCCAAACTTGATGGAGAGCAGATTGGAACTGCTCCGATTTACGGTGTCCGAGCTTGGGTGAATTTCAATGGAAGCACATCAGCAGATCTTGGTGGCACTTATTCAAGAACGCTTACTACCGTCACCGTAACAGCTTCATTACATGGTTTGCTTGTTGGTAGTCTTGTTTATCTCAATTTTACTGGTGGGTCTCCTACGGTTGCTGCTGATGGAGCATACTACGTTACTGAAATTATTGATGTTAACTCATTTAAAGTTACGACAGTTTTAACAGGAGCAAGCTCTGGGGGGACTGTTTCCCTTTTTCGAAGAACGATCAGGGCGTCAGGGAACGTTTCCAGTGTTACCTACTTAAACACTCCCGGTTATTACTTTGTTAATTTTGCAATACCAATGCCAAATACGAATTATGCAATATCTGGGTTTTCTAATTTTACTACTTCCGATATTGCAGGTCTAGTTGGTGGAAATGCATCTAGTGCGTTAACGCAGCAAGGATGTAATTTGTTTGTTGGTAATTCAAGTAATGGTAGTGGAATCGCTACGACACTTATAAGCGCGATATTTATTGGATAAATCAACACTTAGTGGAAGCAACAGGAGAATATGGATAGCCAATCAGAAAAAACAGAAGAAGCAAGCGACAAGCAAGAATTGTTTGTTTCTAAAGTTCCGTCTGCTGAAGAGATTGCCTTCGCTTCTGATGTTGAACGGCTTGAGTATCAACTTGCTCAAATGCCAGATGGCTACTTCCCTACGGAACATTTGTTTCTTCCCGGTATGTATATCAGAAAGATATTCATGCCCGCTGGGGGATTTGGCACAAGCATGAAGCATAAAACGGAACACCCATTTGCGATCATGACTGGTAAATTACGAGTCATGGATCAAGAAGGAGTAACGGAATACGAAGCTCCATACATTGGAGTTACTCAAAAAGGAACGAAGAGGGTTCTTTATATTCATGAAGATACCACTTGGATTACATTTCATGTAAATCCAGAAAACATAACAGATCCAGACAAGATGATAGAATATTTGACATATCCAAACGAAAATCCTCTTTTTCATAAAGATGATCCAAGGGTTAATTCGTGGAAAAAAGATACATACGAACAAGAAAGAATTAAAATGATGGAATCTCATTCGGACAAAGTAATTAACAACACGGGAAGGGAACTAAGCTAATGTCTGCATGGGTAACAGGAACAATGGCTCTAGTAGGTGGCGCAGCGTCAGCATATGGCGCAAGTCAGTCAGGAAGTGCTGGTTCAGCACCGAAACCTTCTGACATTTTTCATCTTGAAAGAAAAGGTCGCAACAAAGGAAAGAGTATTGTTGGAAGGCAAACAACGGGATTGCTTGATTATTATGGTCAGACCATTCCGGGATTTCTTGAGCTTCAAAACAAATTCGGCCCTCAACTCATGGGCCAAATGTTTGGTGAAACCGGGCAATTCCTTGGTGGTGTTAACGGTCAACCGGGATTCCAAGGACTCCAGCTAAGCACATCGCAACAAGCAGGGAAAACCCTAGAGCAACTTCGTGCTGAAGAGCTTGGCCAAATGACTGGGCAGGCTGGGATGACGCGAGGCTTGATGCAAGCACTCTCGCCAGAACAAGCAGCCGCAGTCCAAGCGTCTTCCCAAGAGGCAGAACGAGCTAGGGCATCAGCACAGGGGGTGACCCCAGAAGAACGTCGTGGATACGAGCAGCAAGCGCGTGAGGGTTTCCAAGCATCTGGACGACTTGGTGGCAACCTAGGCATTGTAAGCGAAGCAATGGGGCGTGAGGATGTTATGGCTCGCAAGCGTGCTGAAGCCGCACAAGCTGGACAACGCGCATATTCCCAAGCTGGCGAGTTTTACACCAATCCGGGACTTCAAGCTCTTCGCACTGCTCCATTGTCGTATGGTGCTGGACAACAGGATCTTCGCACCGCTTTGACTCTTGGGCCTGAAGCCGCTGGTGGATTTGATTTCAACATGCCGCTTAATATGGCCCAACAACAAGCCGGAGCGCAGAATCAATCGAACCAAGCAAATTACCAAATCAACGCTGCAAACCAACAAGCCAAAGCGCAGATGTGGAGTAGTCTTGGAAGCAGTGTCGGACAACTTGGTCAAGCGTATGCTAATAGGAATTATGGTGGCATGAACAACTCTCCGGGGGCAGTGAACTCTCAGGGATACTATGGTGGCGGACTCCAACTTGGATAACAACAACTAAAATTATGGCACTATTCGGAGGAGACGTAAGAACAATCCCGTATCAGGCTCCAGATTATTCTGGGTCTGTTGCGGCGGCGCGTGAGCAAGCTATGGCTGGGGCGCAAGGTGTTGCACAAGGA